CTATATATATCACTCTAAAGGGACTAAATAGCAAGCATTATTCTTACTATAGTGACTTATTTGCAAAGTAATCAAAATCGCTAAGCGGCGATCTCTTCCCATCTCTGATCAGGTAGCAATCTTCATTCGTTTCTTTATGTTTGATATAGCGTTTGACAGTCACATCAACAAACTTTTCATCAAGTTCCATCAGATAAGATTTACGATCTAGTTGATCAGCTGCAATCATGGTTGATCCAGAACCGCCAAATAAATCGAGTATTGATTCATGACGCCTTGAGGAATTGCTGATGGCTTTACCAACTAACTCCAAAGGTTTCATCGTTGGATGCTCTTCATTTTTCTTTGGTTTGTTATATTCCCAGATGGTATCTTGCGTGCGGTCATCAACAAAGTAATGAGCAGCACCTTCTTTCCATCCATACAGAATCGGTTCATGTCGCCAGTGATAATCTTGTCTACCAAGTACCAAAGCATTCTTAACCCAGACTAAACATTCCGCTAGTTTATAGCCAGCGTTCTTGAATGCATTTCTAAAGTTGAGTCCCTCTGTATCTGCATGGCAAACATAGATAGCTCCACCTGGTTTTGTATGCTCGAACATGTTTTGAAATGCGTTGTATAAAAAAAGATAGAAGGTATCATCTTCCATCTTATCGTTTTTAATCTTTCCAGCTGTACCTTCATAGTCTACATTGTAAGGCGGATCAGTAAAAAGCATATCAACCTGGTTGTTATTAAGCAATGTATCTACTTGTGCTTTGTCCGTGGAATCACCACACATGATTCGATGAGGCCCAAGTTCATAAATGTCTCCAAGTTTTGAGAATGGTTCTTCTGGTATTTCTGAATCGACATCAAAATCGTCGTCATCAGCATTATCTGGGATTAATTCTTCTAATTCCTCGAAACCAAATTGAAGCATATCCATATCGATATCAGCTAACTCATCCTCAAGCTTCGACAAATCCCAAGTCGCAAGTTCAGCCGTTTTATTGTCTGCTAAGCGAAATGCTTTGATTTGTTCGTCGTTTAAGTCATCTGCGATAATACATGGCACTTCCGTTAAACCAAGCAACACAGAGGCTTTTAAGCGGGTATGTCCGGCAATAATCACGTTGTCACTTGTAATGACGATTGGAACTTTAAAACCGAACTCCTTTATTGAGTTAGCAACTGCAGTGATTGCAGCTTCATTGTTTCTTGGATTGTTGTCGTACTCTTGGAGTTCCGAGACGTACTTCATCACGAAATTCATTGATCCATTCCTCCTCGCCATTTTCTATGCGTTTTGCCATTAGTTCTATTTCTGCTTTCTTTTCGTTATATTCGATACCAAACTTCGTAATCAACAAATACTTGATTGCTTGTACATCTGGCAATGATTGTTTCTTGTATTTGGTGATTCTCTTCTTTGTACCTGTTTTGGTTTCTTCAATAATCGTTTGTGTTTCTTCATATTCAAAACCGACTGCTCGCTGATACATGGCATCAAGTAACTTGTGTTTTAGTTCTTCATCACCATACTGAAATGCATCATTGAATTTGCGATGTGCTTTTCTCAATTTAATTATCGTTTTTTCTGTGATTCCTAGATATTCAGCAATCTGCCTTTGTGTTGCACGTTTTGAGACCATCTCCGATATTGCTTTAAGTTTCGTCTCTAGATGCCCAGATTCTTCCCAACGCTCATAATAATCAAGCATTTTTCCTTTCATTCAAATCACTCCAACTGATTACATAAAATTGTAATCTTTCACCAGTTGGAATACTACAAGTATCTCTGCAAAAACAAAAAAGAATCCATTTCTGAATTCTCAATCGTTTCTAGGCTGGTCGTAAAGCCAGTATTCCCTGTTGTTTATAGCTTTGCTCATTATAATACTACCACACTCTTGACATAATCACAACGGTTCATAATGGTTCACAAAGGGTCAATTTATGCCTGGGCAAAGATTTCTTCTTGTACTTTCGTGGAATATATAATTTCATATACCAAATCATTCTTATCAACCGATTTAGCTTCAATATATAATTGCTTATCTTCTAAACTCATTTTGTTTGATTCACAAAGCTTAATTGTGTATCTGACAATAAGATTTCTAATCACCAACATTTCTTCATCAGAGATCTCAATTGATAAATCGCTATTGCTATAATATTCGAAAAAATCGACAACTTTTCTGATTGAACTTAATGTCATTCTTTGAGTTTGCATATTATTAAAGTATTCAGTTAGTTCAGGGTTATATGCTATTACCTCATCGTTTTCTTTTTGGACTTCTTCTTGCTTCTTTTCATCAGAACGTTTCTTCAAATATGTGTACAACCTATAAGATCCATACCCAATAGTAGCAACCCCTGCAACTATTATAGTTCCAACTGCGAATTTTTTACCAAGAGATAAGGGTGTGCTTTTTGTCAAGGCAACACTAGTAGTTTTTGAAGTCCCAGCTAAAACCTGACTGGAACTAGCTGGATTTTTGGTGACTGCATCTTTTAAGTGTTCAACGATTTGTCCGGTTGCTACATCTCTAACGACACCACCAGTTCTATAAAACTTACCTATGGCAAGCCCAGCAGCCGCAAAATCACTAATTTTAAATATTGGTTGAATTACTGGCATAATGATTCACCTCCAACAGTGAAAATTTGTTTTCTTATATTATACATTGTTTGCCTATATTTTTACATAACTAAGAGCATTTGTATGCCACCTTTTTACTGTTGCTAAGGAAATATACAAGATCTCAGCTATTTCATTCCAAGTGCGCCAATCGATATATCTGAGAATCAATACTTTTTTATGGTTTTCATCTTCTAGCATATCTATTACTGTGAGGATTTCTTCTTTTATGTTTGGAAGTGATCGTTTCATGTCGTCTATTAGAGCCTCGTATTCTAATGCTTTGATGATCCACTTTTCAAATGGAGCTTTTAAATTCTTCCCACCATCAACTCGTATCTGATCGAATTGAATACCAGGTATTTCATTGGCTAATCGAATATATACTTCAACAAGACCTTGTAATTTTTCTATCATCACTTTTGTTTGATGATATCTACTTAGGTATTCTTTCACATTCATCCTATATCCTCCTTAAACTTGTCAAGTACTTCGATTTCAATTTCAATACCGCTTGGTTCATCCGACCATATCTTTTCTACATGTTCCACAACGACTTGTGCGTCATCTTTCCAGAATCCAACTTCCGTCATGCAGTCCTTGAGCATCTTTTCCAAGTTATCTGAATCAGGTCTCGTCACTCGCCATTCATAATGCTTGTGTCTTTTTCCTTTCGGAAATCTCCAAACAACATCAAGTTTAATTGCACCTTCCAAAGGTTTATCCGGTTTGAATGGTCTCAAGTATTTGATTATTGTTTGTCTTGCCTGTTTCAGTTTCTCAGGTTTATAGAATACCGGCTTGTTTTTCACCAGTGTAATTTTATTTTGTTGAGCAGTAATTGTAGGCGGATCAAGTAACAGAAATATTTTCATAGTTTCCTCCTTTTTTCAATTTTTAGAATTTTTTAGTGAAGAAAGGCGAGCGCTGACGATGATGCATTTGTTTGGGATAGGACTCACTTAAGGTCCTATCCTACAAACGATGCGTCAGCGTGTTGTGCAGCAACATGTATATATAAGGCCTTTATTCGTTTTGCGAATATAGGGGAATAATCCCTTTCTTCTTCGTTTTGCGAATATAGGGAATTTTACCCTTTATTCGTTTTTCGAATTACATCTTTTCTATACACTTGTCCTTTTGATACTAGATATTCATCTTGAAACTCTGTGACTCTTTTTTGTATTGTTCTGACACCAATGCCAAGGTAATTTGCTAGTTCATCAACTGCACAGGAATCTTTTCCGGTATTACATATATCAAACGCTTCATCAAATTCATCTTTTCGTGAATCTGTTGTTTGGCTCCTCTTTCCACTTTTTTCGAGATTTGCTTTAGGATCACCACTTGAATATACTTTTTGAAGTAGGCCAGTATTATCGACTCTGTGTATTGGATATTCAAACCAGAAATTCACTGGCTTAAAGTTTGGAAATTCTCGTAAACTACTTTCAAGTCGCCATGCTGTTGCAGTAATTACATCTGCATTTTTTGCCATGAATTCCTCGCTTGTTTCTAATTGAATCATGTCAAGTTGTGCATCTGGATCACGAGCAAATACACCAGATCCGGATGCTCTGTCCATTGCCTTTTTAAATCCTTGTGATCCTTTTGAATGGTGGTGACTGTATATTACTGTACATCCAGTTCCTTTGATTATTTTGTCGAAAAGATTTGTAAAGGCTCCCATCTGAGAAGCATTGTTTTCATCACCTGTAATTACTTTATAAATTGGATCAATGATAATAGCATCGTATCCTTTGTTAGCAACCTTACGAATGATTTTTGGTGCAAGTTTATTTAGTGGCATCGCTTCTCCTCTTAAATTCCAGATTACTAGGTCTATTCGATGTTTAGGAGTAATACCAAGTGCTTTGTGAATTTCAGCAATTCTATTCATACAACTATCTTCATCAATTTCCAGATTTATATAAAATACTTTTGATTTCTTGCATTGAAACCCTAGCCATTTACGGCCTTCAGATAAAGCAATAGCAAGTTCCAGAAGTAGGAAACTTTTTCCCGCTTTAGAGGCACCGGAAACAAGCATCTTATGTCCAAGTCGAACAATTCCTTGTATCAACTCAGGTTTTCTAGGATTAAGATTCGTAAGACCTTCTTCAGATGTTTTTTCTCTCGGTAGTTCATCAACATCTCCTTCTGCAAAATCTAGCCAATCATTCCAGTTGCGTCTACCAATATTAGTATCAACCAAAGTTTGTCTGACTCCATTTCTGGTCACACCTGAAAGTCTGGATAACCTTGATGGGTTTCGATTTGCAGTATCAACTTTGAAGTCATGCTTTGCTAAAAAACCGTACAAGTACTCCACTCGTTTTCGATATTCTTCATAATTTGGTGCATCCACCTTAACGATCGCATGTAGACTTCTAGCACCGCTATGAACTAAGCAAGCAATAGGAAGTTCTAGTTTTCGGTATAGTGCATCTTGTTCAGAGATCGGAATATCATCAGACTCAACGAGCACATAATTAAAGCGTGTGACATTTTCATTCTTTACGCCACTACCATCGACAGGATTAAACCGAATCCATGCACCGATTTCCTCTTTCCAATCACCAATTACTGCACCAATATCATCTGGATGCTTTTTTAATAACGTAATGAGTTCTTTGGCCGTTCTATCGTAATAGCCTCTGCCTGGCATCCATTTCCCATCAGTATTTTTCCAAACATCTGTTGTTACGTACGCTACCAATTCATCATCTCTAAATAAGATCTCTAGATACTTGATTAGCTGTTCAACCGGCGGCATATCACTTGTCGGATCGTAGATCACACCATCACCATCGTACTCAATGATGTCATCCCATTCCATGAATCCACCACGAGGTTCCCATCCTGAATCCTTAGCCATCTTGATGATCGTTCCACCGGATATGGGAATAGAGGAACCTTTGAAAGTTCCCCATTTTCTGTCACAATCGCCATCATGATAGCGTGAATCGTTTTTACTCCAGTCATCCCATACTGAACAGTCATATCCTTCAGCTTTGAGTGCCATGCCTACATTAATCCATTCTTGATAAGATACTTTTGATACGTCAATTTGTTTCAAAGCTTCTAATATGTTGTCCATGTAAGTTCCTCCTAAGGTTGATATCTCGCTGCGTCTATTCCTCTTGGTAGTAACCAGCTATTTGATGCAATGCGTGTAATCATATTGCTTGCTGCTTCAAATGCCCACATACCAACATGTAAGAAACCATAACGCTCTAAGAAGCGGATTTGTTTTGGTGTTGCTAATCCTTCAAATTGTCTGTTTTTGAGTTTTTCGATAATCATACTTGCCATACCGCAATTGGTGATAGCTTCAGCATAGATTCCGTGTTTTTCCAAGTAATCGATTTGTTTTGCTGTTGCAGGTGCCATCTCCCACATAAAGGTAGGTTCATAGTTTGCCAAATCTTCATCAGCGATTGAAAATGCATACTGAATCGGATCCACAAGTTTTTGTTTCTTTCTACGCATTGCAGCAAGTTCACGAGCCAGTGCATCTTCACGTTCTTGAATGGCATCACTTTCTGCTTCTCTTTCTGCATCAAGTAAATCGATACCACTTTCTTTATCCATCATCTTCTTGTCGATACGTCTTGCGAGCTCTTCATCTTTTGAAATAAGAGCTGAAGGTCTACATAGATCGTGTCGCTCTGTCATCCAAAGGAAGTCAAGTAGTAACAACTCTTTCTTGTTAGGAGCAAGTCTCATACCACGACCAACCATTTGTTGATAAAGACTTCTGATCTTCGTTGGCCTAAGTACGATTATGCAATCAACAGCGGGACAATCCCAACCTTCAGTAAGAAGCATCGAATTACATAGAACGTCGTACTCTCCCGCTTCGAAGTCAGATAGGATTTCGTCTCTATCTGGGCTATTCCCATTAACTTCAGCGGCTTTGACACCATGCAAATTGAGCAACTCACAGAACTTTTGAGAGGTTTTTACTAAGGGTAAGAACACGACAGTTTTTCTGCCTTTACAGTAGTTCAACATTTCAAGTGCGATTTGATTTAAATAAGGTTCTAGTGCTGATCCAATTTCACCGACTGCGTAGTCACCATTTGATAGACTAACGTTGTGAATATCCAGTTCAAGTGGAATCATCTGTGCTTTGACAGGTGTTAGGTACCCTTCTTTGATTGCTTGATGTAGTGAGTATTCGTATGCTTTGGAATCAAAATACTTACCAAGATTCTTTTGATCTGCACGATCAGGTGTAGCTGTAACACCGAGTACATTTGCACTATCAAAATGAGTCAAAATTCTTTGATAGGTATCACTCATGGAATGATGTGCTTCATCTACAACAATCGTCTTGAAGTAGTCCTTCGCAAAGCCCGTCAATCTTTTGTCTTTTGATAATGTTTGAACGGATGCGACTATTACTTGTTCTGATGCGCCAATGGCGGAGGACTCAGCCTTTTCCAAAGCTGAATCCAATCCACTGGTTTCCATCAATTTATCTGACGCTTGATCGAGCAACTCTCCACGATGAGCAAGGACTAATGCTTTACTTCCGTCTTTTGTTTCCTCTTCGATAACTTTAGAGAAGACAACTGTTTTACCAGTTCCGGTAGGAAGTACCAATAAGGTCTTTTGATGCCCTTGATTCCATTCGTTTCTGATTGCTTCAACAGCTTCATTTTGATAAGGTCTTAGTTCCATAATGAGACCTCCTAGAATGGGAGATCATCCGGAATAAAGAACTCTTCGTTGTAATCGATAAAACGGTCAATATCGTTGGTAAACTTCTCTTCACCTTGATTATTCGTATATGAACGTTGTTTGAAGTGTGCTCTTCCTTTTGAACCGATAACTTTGTTCCACTCCATTGTGAGTTTTTCACCGTGCTTCTTTTGTCCGATGCATCTGAAGAATGCTGAAATACGCCATTCTAAAGTGCGATATAAAAGAAGGTCAAACTTGACAATGGCAATTCCATCTTTCGTATCTACTTGAGCGGTAATTGCTGCTTTGTTACATGCAGGCACCTTTGGTCCACCAGGAAATCTTCCACGTTCGAAATTTGTTACTGTAAAATTGAAGTCGCCTTCAGGAAGTAAAATAAACTCCTGGCCGTCCTCTTCGATGGAATCGTTCCAGTCCATCAACATATCTTTGTTATCAACCATGATTATTGTTCTCCTTTATTATTTTTGATTGATTCGAGGATCTTCTTCCAATTTGGAATGATCCATCGTGTAATGAAATCATCTGAGTAATTACTAACTGGTTCCGTTTCTTGGTAATGTCCTTTTGTAGCTACGACCTTTTTGAGATCATCTTCAGCGATTCCGGCTTCTTCTATCATTTGATTGAGCTTCTCGACTAGTGCAAAGGTCGTGATATCTCTTGGATCTGGAAATGGTATTTCAGGCTTTCCAAAGTCCTGGTCTTCAAATAGATGTTCAATTGATGCAAATTTAAGTTCAAGTTCCTCTGGTAAGTCGAATCGATTCTTGGCATCATAGGTCGGATTGTGTGTGGTGTAAAGTACCCGTTTTCCACCTTGCGCTTTCTTTGAATTGTTCTCTGTTGTGACCACGTAGATCTTGTAGTTCACAAAGAATAGTGCGTCGCTCCACTCTTTGATTACTGGTGCGACTTGTTTTGTGAGCTTCATTTCATAGCGATCAAATGCACCTTGTTCTTCTGGAAGTTCAAACTTTCTAGGCTTCGCATGAGCGGTAATAACTACATTGATGCCTACTTCGATGAGTTGATCCATGAGTGTGAGTAATTTGGAAAACTCATCAACGAGATAGACATAGCCTTTACCATACCCGAAATCTTCGATATTGTTTTTTCGATACTTTTCACACACTGCATTTGTACATAAAGTTTCAGCCCAATCTGCAGTATCCAAAACGACTGTCTGACAGATAGTTGGATTAGCAATGATCTCTTTAACAATCGAGATCAATTCATCCCACGATTTATTACATTTGATTCTTCTAATATCCAAATTGCTTGTTCCACCTTCGGTATCAATGAATAGTGGATCCGGGAATTGACTCGCAAAAGTCGATTTACCAATTCCTTCTGGTCCATAAATGACAACTTTCAATGGACGCTTTTCTTTACCTTCGATAATGTTCAACATTTTTATTTATCTCCTTCTTTTATAATGATTGCCTCTTCACGAGGATCTGATTTTGGTACTAAGATGATCGAACCCAACTGCATCGTGACAAAAGCTCCAATAAGGTCGTTAAATTTGTCTTTTCCGATACGTTTGGTTAATTCAGTGATTCCAGCCACCTTCTTGGGTGCATATGGATCGATATTCGCTGCTTCACATGCCTTGATCACTCCATCTTCGTTTGTGATCTTCCTTGACCCTCTAGTATGAACGAGTTTGTAACCATTCCATTGATAACCATTCATAGCCTTTTTGATCGCATATTCCAGCACATCATTTGCATATTGAATAACTTCTTCAAGATGTGGTAATAGCGCTTCAATTTCAATGTCATTCAATGTTCTAACTGTTTGTTTTATTTCCTGTACTGACTGCATAATCAATTCAGATCTCGAAGCGCAGATAGCATTTCCCGGACAATAGCAACAATACTTGCCTGGCAGTGCTTCAGGGTTTTCAACCTTTGTTCTTTCTACTGCTGGGATTAAGATGTTTCTTTCAAACTGAAGCAGATCTTCAATTGACATTTCAAAATCGTTCGTGTTTGAGATTACCGGTTGATAAATTACAAGCCTTACTTTTTTGATTGGAAATAGTTCTTTGTAAGCTTTGTAAAAATAGAGCGCATAGATTCCAAGTTGTGAGTTAAAAAGTCCCGTGTTACTGTCAAACGTTTGTACAGGTACTCGACCTGTTTTTAAATCAATGACTGTAAGCGTTCCACTTTCAACCGACGAAATGATGCCACAGTCCAGTGTTCCTCCAGCATCATCATCAAAGTCCATAACCAGATGTTGCTCAACGACAATTAGTGGATCGAACTCAGAACGTCTCTTTTCAAATTCGACAGTATTGATCACAAAGTCAGCATATCCATCAGCAATGTCTTGCATCTCTTCCGAATACATATCCAGCTCCTTGATCAGTTCATCGATAGGTTTTGTTTCGCTATCATAGTCAATAAGATTTAATGACTTACTGATAAGTGCCGCACCTAATTCGTGACACTGTGTCCCAAACTCTGCTTGTGGACTTGATTCCTGACCGCTACCGTCATTGAAAAGTGTACTTAATGGGCAATTTATCCAAGTGCTACTTTTGCTTGGGCTATACTTTCGGCTGTGGGTCGTTGGTTTTTTCGACATCTTCTTCACCCCCATTCCCATCTGAATCCTCTGGTAGCAACATTACTTCTTGCGCCAATGATTTTGTCGTGTCACTAATTAGAAGCAGAGTATCGACTAGCTCCTTATCTGTTAGAAAAGGCTTATCGGCTCTTGGTTTTTCCTTCATTTCCAAACCTCCTTTTATTTTCTGAAGAGTGCTGCTTTTCCTCTTCAAAGGATTAATGGCAAGGTTTAGTCTGGATTGCCGGTTATTTTTTAAATTTTTCATATTTTTCTTTCAAAATGTTTGTGAGCAAGACTCTTTTTTCTTGAATGGTACTTCTTGCCTTACCCAGTGCAGCAGCAATTTCAGCATCAGTTTTGCCATCGTTGTAATATTTCAAGATCAATTGATCTGTTTCATTGAATTCACTAACAAGCTTCCAGAGATACTCTTTCTGTTCATCTTCAGTTCTTGTTGTTTGTTCTTCTTCAAAAGATCCATCAGAGAATTCTAAATCGTAGTTCTCGCGCATGTAGTCAATAGATATAGGAAATCCATCTCTCGTTTTGGAACACTGACTACAATCTGCTCGACATTTTACAAGCCCGAACAATTCAGAATGAACTAGACACCTTGATTCCGTATCTCTTCTACGGAATTCATTACGTTGTTCATTTCGAAACTGATGAAAATACTTCTCGGCACATGGGATGAACCTCAAATCACCATCAGCATCCTTGTAAGGTACCCAGTGAGTTTCTTTGTTTTCTGGATCACTTTGTAATTGCTCGATAGACCCGTATCCATAAAGCTTTGGATACTTGTCCTTTTCTGTTTTTGTTACACTCATAAAAAAATACCTCCAAATCAGATTTTTGATTTTCTGATATGAAGGCATATTTCTGTAAGAATAAGCCGCAGTAAAAAGAATGGAGTATCTCCATATCAGATTACAGGCCTATCCTCGTAATAGATCGAACTGTCTTTCTATGAAATTTGTGTACTTCATTACGACCAGCTGAGCAAAGGCTGTGAAGTACAAATTAAGGTAGCCAAATCTTAATTCATCGTAAGTATATCAAATGAATTTCATATCGTGTAGGCAGGGACTGTCCGTCATTCTTTGTTCAAAAAGAATATTGTAAGAAATACATAAAAAAAAGAGGACAAAAGTCCTCTAAACAGGCAATAAATTTTTCTTTAAATATTTTCGGACAGGGGTTGTCCGAGAATTCATTCATCTTTGGTAAGCGGTTCAAATCCAGCTAGTTTCATAAATTGATTGGCATCAGATGGGCTACCATTACGTAGTGTCTGCATAGCATTCAACAAAGCATCATCTTCATCATTACCATTTCTAAATGAAATTCCGGCTTGCCTTACAGCAATATTACATATTCTAGGAGGAAGATTGAGTGCTCTTAACAATGCGACAACACTTCTCTTATCTGGTTCAGTATTTTCTCCACTGGTATAACGTCTAATAGTTCTTTCATTAAGACCAGAATCGATTTCCAACTCTTTTACCTTTATATCCAAATACTTCATTAGGTATGCAATGATTTCACCGAAATTCATATCATCGATTGCTTTTATAACTTCAGCAACATTTTCTGTATGAATTCTATATCTTTCTGAAAACAATGACTCATCCATCTTTGTTTTTGGAAGATCTGAAATCTCTAAATCAAATTCAAGTTCCTTACTAGTATCTCTGCTGAGATAGCAAATTAATCCCAATGCAGATCCCTCATTGAACCCCCGAATAGTATTATATTTAAACTTAACACAACATTCATCCAAGTGAATCAATGCATAATCTGATAGTACCAGATCACCGACATGATTCTTTTCTATGTAGTTAGGATGGTTTAAACAGAGATGATTTTCTACAAACACATATTCATTCGCAAATACAGACATTGCAATAATCGGATCTGATAAAACCTTCTTATAAACATCCTTATAGCTCACAGTAAATGTTTCATTATAAGCAAGTGATCCCTTTTTAAATGAATATGGTCGCACATAATGGTCATCGACCCAGTTATAGGCACCTATCGCTTCTTCAAAACCTAAGTCGATAAGTCTTTTTCTAGCAGCATAAATCGTTACTTCATAAGTGCTAGCAAGCTCTTCGATAATTTGATTAATTGCATTTGACCCTATACGGCTGAACTGATTATAATGTTCAAACAAGCTCTTCGCATACATCTCAAAGGTTTCTCTCGGCATTAATATATATGGAGCGAGTCCATTTGCTTGAATTTCCATCCAATCAGCAGTTGTATTTGACTCTCCATTTTTCATAACACCATTTACTTGGCATTGAATATAATGAAGTTTCTCATTAAACATCTTCGCAAACAAAAATGCATGTCTATGATAATATGAGTGAACACATTCATGGGCAATTGTCATGTTTCTAGATCCATATGAACGAAGATATGCTGCTTCGCTATCAACAAGCATTGTGTCTCTATCGATGTGTTGTAATTGATTTTTTGATTCTTTAGAACTGAATAAATTTACCTCTACATCATCAAAGAAAATTTGCCCAAAGATGCTTCTATCCTCAGAAATAGGTGTATTGATAACTTTAAGTCCCATATTTTTAGCAAGTTCATCCACATTAATCGGAATAGAATCTGTCTTTGCTTCAGGGTGATACCCGTAGTAATATTTCTCTAGTATTTCATTAGCATATTCATCATATCTAGATTTCGGAATATATGGTACAAAATCACCTGATAACGGTTTTGTGGGTTTTGATTTATTGAATTCTTCTATACCTAAAATACGAAAATCATTGAGCTTTCTACTAAGAGATCCAGTACAATACATCATAATCCAAAATCTAGCTGTGTATATATCTCTATCATGGTGTTTTCCAGATACTCCTTCAACATCCACTGACACTTCAATAGCAATATCAAAATCAATTCTGGTATTCTCTTTGCTATCAATCCAGACATTTATATAATCTAGATCCAAATCTTCTTCGATATGGCCGATATAGCTAACATCATATTTTTCAATTTTCTCAAGTAAAAAAGGTTTGTTACCAGTGCACCATGAAAAAACGGATTTATAAATCTTATCATAAAATCTATCAGTCTGAAGATATTCTAAAAAAGTGTTATGTGTTTTTTTCAAAATGATAGTCCTCCACATTTCTTGTTTACTATACAAATATTCTATCATTTTTCACGATTTTTGTATATGAATCAGTGACTATTCAATTGCAAAAAAAGACGACCCAATTTAAAAACTTGAAGGGTCGCTCATTTTCTAATTTGATTATTCTGATTTCTTCCATTTAGTTACTAGCCAAATTATGAAACCTACAATTGAAACAATTAATGCTCCGTCAAAATTTAAAACAAATCTAAGTATCCCCAAAAGAGTAGCAGATGCATTATCTACCTGAGGAATTACTTCATCAATTGCAGAATTGATAACACCCGTCGTTGCATTACCTATGACAACCATCAAATATAACCCTATAATCCATGTGATAGGACGAGTTATGAACTTCTCGTCCATCTTAAATTCCTCTTGGAAAGACTTCTTCTAGCGTTTTTCCTTCTTTTGTTTTCCATACTGACCAGCCATTATTGCTACCTAAAGAAACGATATCGGCTGCTTGGCTGGGAGAATTGAATCCATAATCCTTACTGAATTGCAATACTTCATTTTTAGACACAATAATCCCATCATCAATGAGTTTGTCTCTGAATTTCAGATAACTAGACGATCTTTTATGCTTGGTTGGTTCTGATCTAGCAACTGAGCCTTTTAAGACGACAAATCTCTCATCAATGAAAACACCTTGTGCATCCCATAAATTGTCTTTGCTTTTAAAATAGAATCTGATTTTTTCAGACAGTTGTTCCTTTTCAACTTCTGGAACAAATACATGAAATCCAAGTGATTTTAGGAGAGTTTTTATAGTCTCAAAATATACTAGACACTCATTCATTTTCGACTCGGGTATTGATGTATATTTTCCACCATTTGCATTTTCAACTTTAAAACGATCAGTCTCAATTGCTTTTTGAATCATAAGTTGTTCCAAATAAGTTAAATGTGCTTTATCAAATGTTCCACCTAGATTTTGAATAGTATAGACTCCATCCCAGAAGTCTTTTTTCTTCTTGTGGTCTTGGAGCCGAGTAAAAACACTCTCTGATTCACCTATATAAACCATCTTATCACCTGTTGAATCAACCCCAACCAAAATATAGCATCCAATGGTGTCTAGATCAACTTTTCGATTGTCAATTTCTGATTTTGCTACATATACTATTTTAATAGCTTCAGTAGTAATTCGTGCCTGACTTACTTTACTAGCATCTCCTGTTGGTAGATATATTTCAATTGTTTTTGCTAATATCATACATACCCCTCTCTATAATGA